GGAAGAGTTCCGTCCTGTTATAACTACGCAGATACTCAGCCCTAAGTTCACAGCGACAGGTGCATTAGCTAAGACAGCCACCGATCAATACGACAAGGGAACTAGGCTAAGCGATAATGAGTATGAGCGAATGCTTTTAAACAGAGAGGACTGCTTACCTATTGCCCGTAAAACTGAGACACCTTTTAACCTGGGATCACGCAAACAAATAGGCGAGTACCTTATTCGTTTTGGTTGGAGTCCAAAGAAGTTTACACCTACGGGTCAGCCCATTGTAGATGAATCTACTTTAAATAGAGTTAAGAACATTCCACAGGCCGCCCTGATTGCAAAGTACTTGATGGTTCAAAAACGCTTAGCTCAAACTAAGAGCTGGATAAAAGAGCTTGACGAAGAGACAGGTAGAGTACACGGATATGTTAATCCTAATGGTGCAGTGACTTCTCGCATGACACATTCACATCCCAACATGGCACAGATTCCAAGCAGTTCGTCACCATACGGCGAAGATTGCCGGTCTTGTTGGACAGTACCAGACGGCTACAAGCTAGTGGGGGTTGACGCTTCTGGCTTAGAGCTTAGGATGTTGGCACATTATTTAAACGATAAGGACTATACAAATGAAATACTTAACGGCGATATACACACCGCTAATCAGCGCCTTGCTAGAATTGAATCAAGAAGTCAGGCAAAAACTTTCATCTATGCCCTCCTCTACGGAGCAGGAGATGCTAAGCTTGGGTCAGTGGTTGGAGGAAGTAGAACGGTTGGGAAAGGACTTAGACAACGCTTCTTTGATAATCTCCCATCATTTAAACAGCTTACGGATAGCGTACAACGAGAAGCTAAAACAGGATTCATTAAAGCACTAGACGGTAGACGGCTGACAGTTAGATCAGAACACGCTGCACTGAACACATTGTTACAGGGCGCAGGCGCAATAGTTATGAAGCAAGCAGTTATACTTTTAAATGACATGCTTATAAATAAAAAACTGGATGCTAAGTTTGTAGCTAACGTCCACGATGAGTGGCAGATAGAATGCCGCGAAGATCACGCAGACGCTGTGGGTAAACTAGGCGTTGAAGCTATTGTTAGAGCAGGTAAAATCTTTAATCTTAATTGTCCTCTTGATGGGGACTACAACGTAGGGAGTAACTGGAGTGAAACACATTAATAAACTAGAAATACCTGAGAATCCTATGGGTAAAACAATTACCCACCCAGAAAGATATAAGTTTGTAGACAACGAATGGTGGTACTACTACCCCGAAGACGGAACAAGTATACATACTGGAGATCATATAAGAGAAAGAGCCAGCACAATCAGGAAAAGAATAGACACTTCTATGTATGTTAATGGCAAGTACATCTCTAAGTCCCACCCACTATATAGACCTGGCAAATTTAAAACTTTTGAAAGTGTAGCGTTTGCATCATTAGATGAATACACCGCTGTTAAAGAGGGGTATGTATACATTGTATCTAATCCTGCATGGGAGGGATGGTTTAAGGTTGGCATGGCTCTTGATGCCTATGATAGATGTGCAGGGTATCAAACCTCTTCACCTTTTAGAGATTATACGGTAGAATACTGTAAGTATTTTGAAGACAGAAGAGAAGCTGAGAAAACTGCACACACACAACTAAAATCTAAAGGTGTACAAAACTCAAGTGAATGGTTTAAGACAGACCTAACTACAATAAAGACTATAATCAAAGACATAGAAGGCGAGTAAAATGGAACTCAATACTATAGTACCTGACATTTATAAACACTTAGAAAGCTTATCAGATGGTAAAGCCTTACCGTTAACAGAAAAAGATATTGATAACACGGTTGCGGGAATGCGAGAGGCGCTAATGTCTTGGGCTGCGCCGTCTGAAAGAAGCAAAAACTTTACTGTTCGCATGTCAAATGTAGGGAAACCTTCGCGTCAGTTGTGGTATGAGAAGCGCGATCCTCAAGGAAGAGGTGGCATTGATGGCCCCACTCAGATTAAATTTCTGTACGGCCACCTGCTTGAAGAGATAGTGTTGATGCTTGTACGTATGGCAGGACACAAGGTAACAGACGAGCAGAAAGAAGTATCCGTTAAGGGTATCATAGGTCACATGGACTGTAAAATTAACGGCGAAGTGGTTGATGTTAAGACTGCGTCCCGCTTTGCATTCAATAAGTTCCGCGATGGTCGCTTAGCACAAGACGATCCGTTTGGATACTTAGGTCAGCTTGCAGGATACGAAGCGGCAGAGGGTACAGAGGAGGGTGGATTTTTAGTGTTAAACAAAGAGAGCGGTGAGTTGTGCATGTATGTGCCTGATGATCTTGATAAGCCTAATATTAAAGCCTCTATCAGTAAGCTGTTATCTGCGCTAGACCTTGATGAACCGCCAGAATTATGCTACCCTCCAGTACCAGATGGCAAGAAAGGAAACATGAAGATTGCTAAAGGATGCAACTGGTGTAAGTATAAGCACGAATGTTTTAAAGATTCTAATGGTGGTCAGGGTCTAAGAGCATTTAAATATTCAAACGGCATGTCTTACTTAACAGAAGTTGTTGTCGAACCTAAGGTAGAAGAATTTTTATGAATAGAAAAAAGAGCAAGCGTATTAAAAACCATTCAGAGTCTTTATTAGTTTTGTGGATGAAAGGACTCCTACCTGAAGATGAAGCAGAGAAAGTAAATTTAAAGACGTATAAATCTATGATGCCTGTTCAAACACATTTCATGGCACAGCGAACTATGTATTTAAATGCCTATCACCCTAAGTGGGTTGCAAAGAAAATTAAACAATTGCTTAAAATATTTCCCGCAATTCAAATAGAAGATATTAACTTGGAGATGATCGCATGGAAAGTGAAACAACAGTAATCAACCTCTCACTAGAGGAAATGATTATAGCAGTGGGAAGCTTCCTATATAACTCTGATTCTTCTATCACTGAAGTAGATTCAGAGTTTTTAAAAGACTTGGAGTTGCTTGTTAGTGCAGAGTTAGAACGTAGAGGGGCAACCTTACATTGAATAATATTAAGAAAGGCTATCGTAAACCTAGAGTCAAGCGACCAGTAGAAAAAGATTTGGTTAAGGGCTACGACTCTAACTGGGAATACGAACTACATTCTGGCATCTTAGATGGTTGGAGTTTTCATACCGACAAAGTTCCTTATACTGTTTCGCATAATTACCACCCTGATTTTTTACGGGTAATTGAAGGTAAGAAGATTTTGCTTGAAGCTAAAGGTAGGTTCTGGGACTACGCTGAGTTCAGTAAGTACATCTGGATTAGTAAGACATTGCCTGAAGATACTGAGTTAGTATTTCTTTTTGCTAATCCCAGTGCGCCAATGCCTCAAGCCAAACGTAGAAAGGATGGCACTAAAAGAAGCCACGGAGAGTGGGCAAGTGCTAACGACTTCAGATGGTTTAGCGAAGATAGTATTCCTGATAACTGGATCAACCCGAAGAAGAGGGAGAGTTTTGACTGACATCAGCCGCAAAGACGAGAGGCGCGATAGGTTTTTAAGGAAGAAGAAGTTTAAGAAGATAAGTTCTGCTTCTAAATTAAAAGATACTAAGCGCAATGAACCTAAAATTAATTTAAATAAAGAGACAGAAAATGAGCCGACTAAATGACGCAACACCCGAAGATTGGAATAGAGTACGTAAAGCACACCCTGCTATTGAAAAAAGATCAATAGATCATCAGCCCTACATTGACATGGCTATGAAAGAAACACATGCATATAAATACGAAGAAGATATACGAACAGCTTTAAAAGACCTTGCAACTAAAAAGCCTACGATTGAAGATGTAGTCAACAAGCCAAAGCATTACAACACTGGTAATATAGAATGCATTGAAGCCATTGAAGAGTCTATGTCTTCGGTAGCTTTCAAGGGCTACCTGAAGGGTAACTGTATGAAATACCTTTGGCGCTATGATTACAAAGGCAAGCAGGTAGAAGACTTACAAAAAGCTATGTGGTATCTCGCATTATTAACAGACAAAGTAACCAAGGAGAACAATTAATGGATCAGTATCAACAGTTTATACACAAG